GATTAATCATTAATAAAGTAGAATATATTTCAGATATAACAATAGGTTGATTAATTTGCCATTTTTCAATATTAAAATAATTTTGTAAAGAAGTTATACAATTTGTTATAATATCTTGATTATTATATCCTGATAATATAGTTATATCAAAATTAATTCCTATATTAATATAAAAAGCATCTTTAATATTAATAGCATCTGTAATCATTCTATATTGATTAAGATATGTTATTAAATTATTTTTTAAAGTATCACTTGATGTAACTAATTGTTTATTTGAATTATATGCTAATATATATAAATCTAAAGCTAATGGATTTTTAGTTGAACTAACTGTTTCTAAAACATTAGAACGTTCAAAATCTTGAGTAATATAAACCTTTGATATACTACCATAATCTGATGGTAATGATAATGCTCTTACAATATAATCATCTTTAGTTACAGCTCTATTTTGTGTTGAATAAGAATATAAAGCATTATTTCTAATTTCTTCAATTTCATCTCCTCCTCTACCTCCTGAAGAAGGATTTGGGTTTGTTGAAACAACACTATTTAATACTGATCCAGATAAAGGACCTGATGGATTTTTAAAGTAAATTCCTGAAGTATCTATTATAGTAATATCATTAGAGGGAACATTTGATGTAATTCCACCACCAACTAAATATCTAACTTGTAATGTTGTATTAGAAGGTGCTAAACCATATTGTCTTGTAAAAAATACTGAAGCTTTATTATAATTATCACTTAAATCAGATATTCCAGGAACTAATCCTAATTGAATATTATCTGGGGTAGGTATGATAACATTATCTGCATAATTTGTTAATCCTGCTCCAAATTCTAATTGTAAAGTATTATCGGATATTATTCTAGATACAAATCTTCTTGGAACTTGTTGAAGACTTAATAGATATGGAACTTGATCTGTACTATATGTAGGATTAGTAACTGGATTAAAAATAGATGATTGAGCTAAATATGGTACTTCATACCATTTATTACTATCACTTCCAGAAACATCTAATATTTGTAATATATTATCATCAGTGATTGATATATTTTGATATTTTTGGGGTGAAGCAAATGTAAAACTAGTAGTTTTTATTTCAGCAGAAATTGCTGGGACTGATTTTTTAAATAAATAATAATTTTCATCTATAAAAGTAATTTCTGTAGAACCAGTATCTGTAAAATCAAGTTTTTCAGTAGTTATAAATTTAGTACCAGTACTATTAGAAGTTAATGAAGTATTAATAGGAATAATTAATCCATAAGTATTAAAATTAGGACTAGTATTACTTCCACTAATTATAGAAGGTACTAATTGATATATATCAATATTTGTAGATGATGCGTATGATGCTTTAGGTCTATATCCAAAAGCATATGCTAAAGCATATAAATTTTCTTTTTCTTTAGCATATATTAAAAAGTTTTCTTGAGTTTGAGCATCTAAATAAAAAGACATTACATCTCCAACATATGATGCCATTTCAATAAACATATTTCCAGGAGATGCTTCAGAAAAATCATTATAAGTAGTAGGAAAATAAGTTTTAGCATAATTTACAAGATTAGACTTGAAATCACTAAATGTTTTATTTAAATATGATACATTATTATTATCTGACATCTTTTATATTATTGAAATGATATTGTTATTTGTTCAGCTGTTCCTGATATCCTTAATATATAATCAATAGTAATATTAATAGTATTACTATCATATTCATTATTTAAAATAATATTAACAACTTGTATTTCTGGTAAATAAATATTAGCAGATGAAATTATTGTATCTTTTATATTTTCTTCAGTTATTGGGGTGATATTTTCAAATAATAATTGTTTTAAACTAGATCCAAATTCAGGATTTAATATTCTTTCTCCTTTATTAGTTAATAATAAATTAATAAAGTTTGATTTTATTTGATCTTTTGTATTATATGTTTTATTAAATAATTGATTAGTACCTAATCTACCAAAAGGTAGTGAAATCCCAATTGCAATATTCTTTTGTAAATCTAGTGGGTTAACACGTGTTACTTGAGGTATTGGCATCTTATCCTAAGTTTTTTAAACCTGCTCTTTCTTGAGGGGTCATATTATTAGCAGCATCAGCAATAAAAGATAAATATGGATTTTCAGAATTAACATCTACTTTTAATGTAGATGATTGAGGTTGAGATTCTTCAAATCCAAACATACTACCCATTTTTTCTCTTAAATTAGTACGAACAGACATTACATCATTACTTGTAAAATTAAATGTTTTATTTTCTTGAATTTGATTAACTTTAGGAGATGTTTGTTGCTCAAAAATATGAGTTAATTCTTCTCTAACTGCTTCTGCAACCGCTTCTTTAATTAGTTTTTTAAATAAGTCTATTTTCATACATATAAATATTTTAAGCTTGTAAGTTATTATTATCTATTATTAATTTTAATTGTTCTATTAAATCTACTGGATCTAAAGTAAAAGAAAAATCACTTTTTAAAACAGGTACACCATCTTTATCTAAAGCTACAGCATATTTACGTTTTATATTATTTCTTACTACTATTGCTTGTTGAGCTCCTAGTGTTTCTTCTTCTCTAATTTCTAATTTAAATCCTTTATATTCTGAAAATTTACTTTGTAAATTTCTTTGTTCATTAATAAATGCTTGTAATTGTTCATTTGATAAATTATTTATTAATGTATTATCTAAAATATCATTTAATTTCTTTAGTTGAGACTTTAAATCATTTAATTCATTTAGTTTACTATCTAATATTCCTTTAATTATTGATATTAATATATTTAAAGCAACTACTAAGTCTTGAAATTTTTTAACTTTATTAGATATAGGAGTAGGCATTGTAGGGCCTAACCCAAAAGGTTTAGGAATTGTAAATAATAATATTATAGCTGTTAACGCTATATTTAATATAGCTACAACTTTATTAGCATTATTTACTATTTTACTTAATGAATCTAATTTTCTTTCATTATTAATTATTATAGCTAATGTAGAGTTTCTAATTACTCTAGCATTATTAATAGCCTCTTGTGTGGTAGCACTATCTATTATAGTATTTGTATCATCTATTAACTCTTGAAGTTTTTTATTATTAAATACTATACTAAATAAAAGTTTTGTTGCTTGTAATGAAACTAAAGAAGCAATTGTTTTAGATAAATTTTGTAATACTTTTTTAGATAGAACTTTTTTTTCTTTATTTTCTTTATTTTTAGCTCTTTGTATTTTTTTATTATTTCTTACTTCTCTTCTTTTAGTATTATTTTTTATATTTTGATATGGATTATTTGATATACCTTGGATTTGTTTATCTATATCATTTTTTTGGAGATCAATTTCAATTATTATATTAGTATATGCTATTTCAGCTTCTATTTTTTTCTGTTCGTATTGTTCAAATGTTAATGTAGATTTTGTTGGTGGGGGTGGTTGAAATTGATTAAATAAATCATTTAATATTTTTGCATATTTTACGTTTTCTTCAATTTCTTTAGTTACTAATTTTTTTAATTCTAATTGTAATTCTTGTTTTTTACCTAAAGAAGAGTTAACTATTTTTTCAGTATCATTAGACAATTGATCACCAAAAGATTTAGGACGTTGTACACCTGATAATGTATTTAAAGTATTAGTATTAACTAATGAAGATATATTTCTATTATCAGCCATTATGATGTATAATTTTGTTTAGAAATTATTTTATTCAATTTTCCCATTAGATTATTAATAGTATTTGAAAGTTTATTTCCAGATGCATTTAAATCCATTAATGGTGATCCAGCTGGAGCAGATATAACAGATGATACTTCACTACCAAAATTAGAAATTGCTTCTAAAACATCAGTTAATAAATTTATAGTTTGAGTTCCTAATAATAAAGGTTCATCTGGTAGTGTTCCATCTGATTTAGTTCCTATAAAATTTCTAGGAGAATTTAAATGATTTCTTTCACCAGCGTTTAAATTAATTACATTATTAGTATTGATTTCAACATT